CAAACGGTATAGTAGTTGCTTCAACATTGGGAAGGACGGCAGCATCTGCAACGGCTATTACATTAGGCGAATTGATCGACCTTTCACACGAGGTTGACCCCGCTTATCGTGCTTCGCCAACGTGCGGATATATGATGAACGACAAAATTTTGGCCGTCATCAAAAAATTGTCATTAGCCGCAACTAACATGGGCGCGGGTACATGGCAGCCTTCATTCCGCGACGGCGCACCTGCCACAATCAATGGTTTCCCTTACTGGGTTAATCAAGATATGGTTTCAACAGTCGCAACCGCAACACGAACCGTTCTTTTCGGTGATTTTTCAAAATACAACGTTCGTATCGCTAAAGATATGACCATTTTGAGAAACGACGCACTACACATGGCTACTGGCGAAGTTGGTTTCTACGCGCACGCACGCTGGGACGGTGAACTGTTTGATACCACCGCTGTAAAACACCTAGTTCAGGCATAATATGAAAGTATTAATAGTTGAATCGTGCGCGGGTAGTGACTTTGTGTATAGTCGCGGTCAAACGGTAGAAAGTAACGACCCGGTTGCTATTGAACACCTTAAAGATTTAATTAAGGGCGAACTTGCTACCGAGGTTAAAGGCGATCAAGCAGAACGCGCCATGCGCGACACCACTAAAATAGAAAAGCGATAATTACATGTATCAATATCAAGAGTCTTCGTTAAAAATCAATTACGGTAATGATGTTATCTTTTCAGTAGATGACATGAAAAAACATTTGCGCGTAACTGGCAATAGCGAAGACTCTTTGATTGAGATTTATATAAAAGCAGCAACGCGGCATGTGGAAAATTACACGCGTCTTTTGTTGGCAGGCGGAACGTCTAAGCAAGTGTTTTTTAGTCCTACGACAATGGACAATAAACAATTTTTTTCACTTGCAATAGGTAACGCCACGGCGGTAACAAGCATAACATGTAACACAGTGGACAACCTAACAGCGGAATTTGCGATAACATCGGATTGGACTTTGGTTAAAGACACAAACAAGCCTAGGGTGTACGCACCAGAAGGATTAGAGTTTGCGGGTAATGTTACACCGCACAGCATAGCAATAACATACACGGCGGGTTTTACGGAATGCGAAATACCGCCGGATATTAAGGTTGCAATAATGCTAGTTTGTGCCGACATGTACGAAAATAGAATGGACTCCGTAAAGCAGTTACCCACAGCAGCCGAAATACTCCTTTCTCCTTATGTCGTAAATCAGGGCGTATAATGCAGCGTAAAAAAAAGGAGACCATTGGAACACTAGATAGTGAAATATGTATCCAGCGCAAAACGATAACAGAAAACGCATACGCCGAAAAGGCAGAAACTTGGACGGAGTTGTTAACGGTTTGGGCGGCGGTTACATACCCGCTAACAGGCGCGGGCGAAAATTACGACGAAGGTATAAATGTTTACACCCGTTCAATAATTTTTGAAATACGGGCAACGGATATACTTGTTTCGGATCGGATAAAATTTGATAGTATGTTTTTTGATATTAACAGTATTGAAAAAGAACGGATAACAGGGCGTTATAAAATTCATTGTTCATCATCTAGGTAAAATGTCACTAGAAAACGAAGTAAATCAATTAATAAAAGATTTGCGCTTAGTTAGTCAAACATCTAAAAAGCAAACAGGCAGAATACTAACTAAAAACGCAAAGCCTATTGTTGACGCTCTTTTTTTGGCAGCACCGCACGGACATAAGATACACAAGAGGTATAGAAGTGCGGGCTTAAACAAGAGAATGCGTGCGCCAAAAGGTAAAGGTTCAGTTGTTGCAATTTACAGGCCGGGAAATCTTGCAATGTCTTTTAGGTTGTTTAGATTTAATAGGGCAAAATATAGTATTCAAGTAGGCGCAAAATTCCAAGGCAAAAACGCAACTGGCGCTTTTGGCCCAGGAACAGGCCAATACGACGCATACTACACGCACATACTAGAGAAAAAAGACCCTTTTATTATTCCAACTTGGAACAGAATGAAAGCGGGTGTTGAGGCGGGCATAATTAAAAGCCTAAAAAGGGTTATTAAAAGTGCCAATAAAAAAAACAGCGCAAATAAATGAACATACCAGCGGTTTTCAGAAAATTAATAGCAGACGACGCGGCGGCTTATGCTGTTTTTGCGGATAGAGTTTATCCATTGCATACGGTTGATACGCCAACTTTCCCGTTAATAATTGTGACCGTTACAAGCATCACACCATCTACAAATAAAATCGTACCGTCTTTGGTTGATATGGTCATGGTTCAATTAGATATTTATTCAGATAAATATTCAGATAATTGCGCCCATGCAGAATTGGTCAGGACGGCGGTTGATATGAAAATCGGGGACGTGACATTTATGGGTTCTACGATAAAAATGGATGGAGTGCATTTTGATAGCGGAAGCCAGGATTTTTCCGACATACAAGGCAGTAATGGGCAAATGAGAATTTACCGACACGTTCACAACTATTCAGTAAGGATAAAAAGAAACTAAAAATATGTCAGATAGATACCAGTTTTTAAAAGACTATCAAGATCCGCAAAACCCCGCAAAGACATTTAAGTCAGGTAGCACCGCACGAATGTCGGACGGTGACGGCGCGGCACTAATAGCAAGCGGAATAGTTAAGCAGATTGCAGACTTTACGCCACAAAGAAAAAACGTACTTGCTCCCGGTGGTTGTACCAAACTGAGCGAGGCGCAAAAAGCAGAAATAACGCCACCTGATACCAATGAAGCACAAGCGGCAATTAACACAAAAAATAAAAAATAATTATGCCAACTACGGGAATAGTAAACAGTAGGTTAATGGTTATCAAAGTAGGCACGACGGTTGTTAGTTGCCTTACAGATGCATCATTGAGCCTTTCGCAAGAGTTCAGGGACACCACCTGCAAAGATAGCGGCGGATTTAATAACATTTTACCCGCAAAGCGCGGTTGGGAAATGTCGGGTTCTGCGTTGTTTTCATACGACGGTACAACCACATTTGAAGACTTTTTTGCTCTTTGGAACGGGCAAACACTCGCAACCGTTATTTTTGGGACGACCGTTTCGGGGGACAAAATTTACACGGGTTCGGCATACCTTTCGAGCCTTTCAAGCAGTTCGAGCGGCACGGATGAAAACGTGACCTTTGAGTTTAGTTTGACAGGTACGGGAACATTGACCGAATCCACGAACCCATAAAAAACATAAAAGGGCGGGCGCACATAGATACGTCCGTCCTTTTTTTAAAATAACCATATGGCAGTACAATATATTGATTTTAATGGTGAGCAAACGCCCATACTTTTTGGTAACGCCGCATTTTATCACTACGAAAAGAGGCATAAAGAAAGCGGTTTTGCTGCTTTTATGCAGTCCGTACCGCAGGACGAAACGGGCAATGTGGATATTAACAAAGTAAAGATTTCATTCTTTATTGATATTACAATGTGCGCACTAATCGCAGGCGGCAACAAAGAAAGAAAGCCGTTTTTGGGCATAGTTGACGACGTGGCAGCATGGATGGACAACGAAAATATGATGACCATCATGGAAATGATTACAGATAGTTTACCCATTGCAAAAGATCAAAAAGACGAAGCAACGCAGCAAGAAGCGGGGGAGTAGCGGGTGTTGATTATTGGCAAACAATGATAGAGGCTGCCGGGTGGATTGGGATGCCCGAAAGCGAATTTTGGGAAACAACACCCCGATATTTTGCCGCACGGGTCAGGGGCAAGCAGCGAGACGACCGCGAAAATTGGGTAATGGCTCGACAGGCAGCGTATTGGGTTGCTATATTTAGCCCTAACGCCAAAAAACTATCAAGCCCCACAAATTTAGGTTCTTTTTCTTGGGAGCAACAGCCAATAGTGAAATTCAAAGAAATAACGCCCGAACAAAAGGCGGACATGGCCAAATTTAAGGAAATGGCATTAAAACTACTAAACTAACAAACATGGCAAATATTGCAGAATTAAATATAAGGCTGGGAGTTAGATTTAGAGATTTTGACAGGTCGATGAGGCAGGTGGAAAACCGTCTCAAACAGACCGCACAATCAATGGACGGTATTGCTAATTCAATGGCGCAATCTTTTACCGCTCCATTTTTGGCCATTGGTGCGCTAGCAATTAAGGCGGCGGGTGATTTCGAGGCGTTAAAGTTGGCCATGCAGACCACAATGAAGGATGCAGGGTATTCAACAATTGAAACCACAAAGGAACTAGAGGCACTTAGAAAGGTTGCACTTGCACCCGGCATTGATTTACAACAGGCCGTAAAAGGCTCAATTGCCTTGCAGTCGGTTGGTTTTAGTGCTGAAAGAGCGCGTAAAACATTAGAGCAACTAGCAAATGGCGTAGCGGCGGCGGGTGGTAGTGCGGAAAACCTAGAGGGTGTTGTTAAGCAATTTGCGCAAATTTCGGCAAAAGGCACAGTATTACAGGAAGATTTAGGGATAATAAAAGAAAACATGCCCAGCGTTGTAAAGGCCATGCGCGAGGCGTTCGGCACAACAACAGCGGAAGGAATACGAAACGCGGGTGTTTCGGCGGATCAATTTATCGACGGAATTACCAAACAACTTGCAAAAAACGAACGTGTTCAAGGCGGTATAAAAAACGCAATTGACAACACACGCAGCGCAATTACTCAATTTTTCGCGGCAATTGGTGACGGTATAAATGAGGCGTACAACCTAAACGCAGTTGCGGGCGCAATGAGTGAGAAAGTAGGCAAATTGGCCGAAATGTTCAAAAACTTAGACCCTGAAACAAAAAAGAGTATTTTTAATTTTGCGCTTTACGCGGCGGCGTTTCCTGTTATAATAAAAGGGTTGGCATTGATGTATGGAGCAGGACAGCAGGTAGTTGCTGGCATTCGGCTTTTAAGTGGTGGCATACAGACAGGCAGCGCGGCAATACTCGGAATGGCTGATAAATGGGGTAAATTAAGCGCGGTTATGAAGTTTTCGTATGTAGGCGCGGCAATAGCAATTGTGGCTGCATTGTATTTAGGTTTTCAAAAACTTACAGACGAAACAGAAAAAGCACTACATACGACGCGGCTACTTGAGGGTGTAGAAAGAGACGCTAACGCGCAAATAGGGGAGCAAAAGGTAAGAGTTCAAACGCTTATTGGCGTACTGAATGACGAAAACAGGACTAAACAGGAAAAAATTGCCGCACTTGATACACTCAATCAAATAAGCCCCGAATATTTTGGCAACTTAAAACTTGAAAACGGTCAGGTAGTCGGATTAACGGCCTCTTATGATGGATATATAAACAACCTACTAAGGGCGGCGCGGGCAAAAGCAGCCGAGGGCAAACTTATTGAGATTGACCAAAAAAAGGCTGAGGCTCAAAAGGAGTTATTGAGATTACAAAAAGCAGGTAGTGGAAATTTTCAGCAATCAACAGGCGGCTTTGGTAGTGTAACGGCATTTGACCAGGGCGCAAGCAGTACGCGCAATCAAAACATAAGCGAAGCGGCGCGGGCGGTAAGCGCATTAGAGCAAGAAGAAAAAGCACTAAGGGGCGTTATTGAAGCAAATTTGGATTTAACGCCACGTTTGGCCGCAACAACAAAAGGAAATAAAGCGGTTGGAGACAGCGCAAAAAGTGCAGGAGAAAAAACAAAGTCAATATCCGCAATTTTTAAAGAGGTTTCAAAAGACCTTGACGACATAAACAAAAAAGCGGCGGCATTAGGGGCAACAGGCGGCGAAGATCATTTTGATGACTTTGCAAAGGGTATCGAAAGCGGTATTAGTAAATTAGTAGAAGCGGGCGCAAAAGTTGACGGCAAAGAAATAACAGCATTAAAGCAATTAGCGCGTGAGGGATTAGGGGCGCAATTGGTCGCGCCCGACTTGCTGCCAACAGCGGCAACAGCACAATCAGTCGGCACAAGATCGGCAGAAATTCCCGACGTTCGTATTGCATACGACAAAGACGCACTCAATGAGTTTTTGAGTGACAGCCAAAGAATAGGGCAGGTTTTAGAGCAAATGAAGTCGGGCTTTATTTCAGCAAGTGAGGGGTTTGATGCAATTAACGCCATACTGGCAACGACAAATGAAAACTTTACAGGCACGGGGTTAAAAATGCAGGAAATGTCGTTCGCGTTTCAGGCGTTAGGAGAACAATTCCAAATGCTTGGGCAATCGTTTCAAGCGGGCGGCGATGCTCAAAAGGCGATATTTGATGCAGTGGGGGCAAGCATAGCAGACCTTACAAATGAAGGGAGCGTAAACATGAAAGACTTTGCTAAGGCCGCTGTTTTGAGTTCTATAAAAGTGGCAAAAGCATACGCGGTACAGGGTATTTTTGCGGCGGTTTCTAAGGCATTGCAAAGCGTACCTTTCCCGATAAATTTAATAGCGGCGGCGGGCGCGGCTGGTGTTGCAAGCGCATTGTTAAATGGATTGGCAAATAAGATTTCAGCACCAAAACTTGCAAAGGGTGGTTTGGCATACGGCGAAACTTTGGCAATGGTTGGTGATAATCCAAACGCTAGTGTTGACCCCGAAGTAATCGCACCACTATCAAAACTTAAAGACATAATTGGCGGCGGTGCAAGCGATATAATGGTTGGCGGTACATTTAGGATTAGAGGCGAAGATTTGGAATTGGTACTTCAAAAAGCAAAAACAACAAAGCAAAGGAGGTACGGTAATGGCTAAAAGGTTTTCGAGTACATTCTATTCAGCAAAAAGCGTTTTATACGTTGTTGAAATTTGGGACTCTGCTTACAGCGGAACGGTAACGCCATTTACTATTTCAGGAAATAATTTTCAGTTACAGCAAGCGGGGTCAGGTGACAAAATATTAAACCATATGTCTCCCACAAGTTGCCAATTTGATTTCTTTGTGCAAAACACGACGCACGAAGGCTTGATTACTGATTTGATAGACGCAACAGAAGGGCGTTTTACGGTTGCAATATTCCAGTCAACAACCACAAATTTGTATTGGGCGGGGCAAATTGTGGCAGACATTGGAAGTATAGAGGAGGCGTATTATCCGTATGCGTTCACTATTCGAGCGACGGACGGACTTGGTTTATTGAAAACGGTAGATTACAAAGACACGGGCGGCGCGTACACAGGTAAAGACAGGAGTATTGATATTATAAAAAGGTGCATAAAAAAACTACCTTATGTGGCGGTTCACTATACAAGTTCAAGCCCGTTTATATCTACCATATTGGACATTTGGGCGGCAGGTATGACAAACATAGGAACCGGAACGTGTGCATTATACCAGTCTTACATTGATAATTCAGTTTGGCAGACATATGAAAAAGGCGTAGAAAAGTACACTAATTGCTACGATGTTATTGAGCATATACTAAAGCCGTTTATTGCACGTATAACCCAAAGAAACGGCCAGTTTTTAATTGAAAATATATTTTATCGTACTGAATCAATAGTAATACAACGCAAGTATTCACGAGATGGCGGGCTTTTAGATACGGGTAACTTTTTTGGCACAAACACCATAAACCAAACAGCAAACGGCGCGTTGTTGGCAGGGGCGCAATATGAATTTTTTCCAGGACTATTAGAGGCGCACCACACCTACAAGTCAAACACGCGGCGCAACTTTTTAGAAAGCGCGGCGGCGTTAAATGACACAAGCACCCTGTTAGACATAAAAAAGCCAATCAATGCAAACGGAGGCAGTTCTACTTTAAGGCTAACGGGTAATGTTGTACTTTCTTTGCAGTCTTTAGACCCTGATATAACTTTCGGTTCGCCATTCGAGCCGTTTTGTATAATCTTTAGAATAAATCTGTTTTTGGACACGGTTGGATTGTCGCGACCTTATACCGTGTTGCCAACCTTTCAAGTAAATTACGGAGCGACCGAGTGGGCGGCTTCGCCCGGGTTTTATATTGCGCTCCGTATTGATAACGCGGCGTTTTTAGTAAACACAACAAGCGACGTTTTTACCTTTACGCAAGGCGTTGACGTGATGACCCCGGTAATGCCCGAATCATGCGAAGATTTTAGTATTTCTTTCGATGTTGAATCAATACAAAAGTACAGCGGCGGAACTTACAACTTAGCAGATTTTGAAATAGGTTTTCAGTTAAATAACCAGTGGCTAGAGGTTTACAGTTATGGTAATCCTGCAATAACAGAAGATGAGGTTGAGTATGAGACAATAAATACCACCAATACCACCAATACGGCAAAATTAGAGCAAGATAGCATAATTGGTACGTCGTCAGACCCTAACAGTTTGGGGGCATTATGGATAAAGCCATCATCTACATTTACACTTGCAAACGTTTGGCAAACAGGCATAGCAACGCCAAACACGCTACTTGAGCAACTTGTTACAAAAATAGCAATGTCGGGACAATACGCACCGACTAAAAGGTTAAACGGGGTTTTGTATGGAACGATAGACAAGTTAAATAGGGTTTTATGGGAGGGCGAGTATTACCTGTTTTTGGGCGGCACGTGGAATGCAGACATGGACGAACTAACAGGCGATTGGGTTTTATTGCGCTATGATGTGAACTTTACGCCTTCGCCCCCGATCAAAAAGATAAAGAAGGGCCCAGATCCGCCAACACACCCGCCTTCAAACGGATTAGGGGGCGCAAGTTATGAGATGGTAGCAAAACCGCCTGCAACTTTGCTCTATCCGGTTGCGGCAACTACGAGCGCGGTCGCTCTTTTGTCGGGCGCAATTACAACGCTACCAATCAGCGGAACGGCAACGGACGGAGATTTTTACATAGGTGACACGGTTACAATTGTAAACCCATTAACGGGCGAATTTACAAACTTAACAGTAACAGCCAACAGCGTCGCGGGTGACACATCGGTAGCGGTTAGCGGTACTTTGAGTGGTCAATATCCAGCAAATGCCCCGATCATTAAAAAGCCAAAAATAGGCGGGTCGGATTTGCCGCCATTGGGTAACCCTTTGCAAATTTTGCAGGTAAATGCGGCGGGTACAGGCTTGCAGTATTACAGCCAAAGCCAACAGGTTACAACGGGCGTAAATTATACTTTCGCCTTACCTGCTAAAAGATGGGCGGTTGCGGTATCAATCGAAAGCGCGGCGCAAACTATCACAATAGGCAAAACGAGCGGCGCGGGCGATTATAGCACATTGGACGTAGTAAGCGGCGAACCTAACACGGTCACGCTTTTTGTTTATGGCGGCGCAAGCGGAACGAATATATTTTTTGCTGGAATTTCAGTAAGCACAATTATCACGATTTTAACAGTATGAGAAAGATATTTATATTATTTTTGTTTTTGCCTTTTTTGGGCATGGCGCAACCAGCCGAAGTAGTGGCCAAAAAAATACGCGCAACCGAAAAACTGCAACTAAGCGACAAAACATTAACGGCAATAGTTGAGGCCATTACCGTTTTAAGTACACACGCCCAAAGCCCGACCGCAAAAGCGGTTTACGATTTGACGGCGGCAATGATAACGAGCGTATCCACAAATGCTACTTTGTCGGGCAATGGCACAGCGGGAGATCCTTTGGAAATTGCACAACAAAGCGCAACAAGTGGACAGGTTTTAAAGTGGAACGGTACGACATGGCTACCCGCTAATGACGACAATACAACACAAACCCTTTCCTATTCCGCGCCAAACCTTTCTTTATCGGGCGGCGGTGGTTCGGTTGCTATTCCGCAGGGGGATATAACAGGGACGGGAGCAAATACAAGATTAGCGTATTTCACAGGGGCAAAAACAATAACAGGCAGCGGAAACGCATTGTACGACGGCAACGGGTTAAATATTTTTGGACACAGGTTTATAAATTCTGGACTTATAATGCCCTATGCAGATACAAACGATTTATCAATAGTTGCAAGAAATAATTTTCACATGTACACGCTTGTTGCGCCGGGTCAGCCTGTTTTTACGGTAACAGCGGCTGGCAAATTTGGCGTAAACAAATACAATCCAGTAGATTATTTTCATATTTTATCAAACGACATAAACACTTATATAACTGGCGAGACTACACAATTTGGGTCAAACGCTTCGCCCGCAACAGTCGGCTTTAAATTTATTGGAGGTGGCGCGTATCAATTGGGAGAAATAACAATGCAAGCGCGACTTGCAAATGTTTTAGAGGGTTTAATGCAGTTTAAGTCACGAACGGCGGCTGGTTCTTTAGTTACAGCAATGGCAATAACTGGCGACAATGTAGGCATAGGCACTGTTAGTCCGGCTGCAAAATTACATGTTGTTGGCGCGGCTCGAATAACAGGCAGTAGCGGTACTGGAACATCTATAATGCTACGAAATGCAAGCGGCGATATTTCAAACGCAACACTAGGCGCGGGTTTATCTTTGTCGGGCGGCACACTAAGCAGCACAGCAACAGGCACAGTAACAGGCACAGGTGTAAGCGGAAAAGTCGCATATTGGAGCGGAACGAACGCAATAACTGCAACAAACAATTTTGCGTTTGACGGCACAAATTTATCGGTTGGCACGGCAACACCGGGCGCGGGGCGGTTTAATGTTACAGGCAATAGCACAAGTGTAGGGCTGCAAGTTGACGCAGGCGCACTGCCCGACTTTGGCTCAACGATGCAAATGAGAGCATCTAACGCCGCGCAAACAATTTACGGAATTGACGCGGAAGGCAACACGGGCGGAACGTCAAACTACCTAAACAAGTTTTTTAACACGGGAACAGGCAGCAGCATCTTACAATTGGGCGCAACATCGGGCGGCACGGGCGACCCGGTTGTACAGTACAATATCACAGGGGGCGGCAATGTTTGGGTAGGCGGCATAGACAATTCAGACGCGGACAAATTTAAGATACAGCCTACCACATCAATAGGCAGCACAACGACAGGCGTAACGGTAACAACCGCCGGACTAGTTGGGATAAACCAAGATGCTCCGTTAGTTTCTTTGCAAGTAGCAGGAACGGATGGAATCGCAGTACCCACAGGCACGTCAGCGCAAAGGCCAGTTTCTGCACTTCAAATAATTAGATACAATTCGCAGTTGCAAGGATTAGAGGTTAAAAATAGCGGCAATTGGCATCTTTTAAATAGTCAAAATTTAGTAAATAGTACAGGCTCTTTAACACCAGGATTAGCACTGGGAACAACGCCAACCGTGACAATAAATGGAGGCCACGAATCAGCATACACAATAAGTTTAACGGTCGGAACTGCACCCGTGGCAAACGAAATAATTTATACAAGAACTTTCCCGTCAACATGGAGCAGCGCACCACGCCCCGTATTTTCAGCAGCAAACGCACTCGCAGCGTCCGAAATAACAAAATTCTATGTCGATAGTAGTACGTCAGGGTCTTATGTAATTAGGGCAAACGGCACACTAACGGCGGGTGGTTTATACAGATTAAACGTTTTAGTACATAATTAATCGAAATGATAAATAATACAGCAGGCAAAGCCGACATAGGCTACACGCAAGGGGACGACATAGTGCACACATTCACCTTTTTAGATGAAGCAGGCGCGGCTATTTCGGTAAGCGGTTGGACGTGGACTATGGTAATAACAAAATGCAACGGTGACGCGGTCGCAACCTATACAAACGCAAGCGGTATAACTTTCGATAGTGCTAACGTTTTGCGCGTTACGCTTGCAAATTCAATCGCAATATCTGATAATTTGATAGATGCAAATTATACACTCGCAGCGGTTGCAAGCGGCAAAAAACGAACATATCTATTTGGTCAGTTCAAAAAGCAAAAAATATAATGAGTTGCACGACGACGGTAATAGTAACAGATTGTGGCGTAACGGTACAGCCGCAAAATACGGAGGCAATCGTAAAGGTACAAAATTGCACTACACAGGTAATTATACCCTTTTGCGCTCCGTCCGTACCAGCCGCAAACCCGCCGGGGTGGTACACCCTTTTGAGTTACTATGATACCGACGAGGAAGCAATTGGAGCAGGACTAGCAGTAGGGCAAATTTATAAAGTAAAGACAACGGGCGGCGCGCTAGGATTAAAGCGCGGCATGATTGTAGAAATAGAAGCAATATAAACACATAAAAAATATGAGATTACTTTTTTTATCAATTTTTTTGATCGTAAATTTATTAGGCGCAAAAGACTGCAAAGCGCAAACTGGTACATTTATTTGGACAAATGGCGCACCGACAACAAACCCGGGTGCGTCGGGCGCAAGATTTGCGGTTGACCGCGCTACGTTTAGATGGTACGAATGGGTAAGCGGCACAAGTTGGGTTCAAAGCGGCGACCGTATCCAACGCATTAGCGGTTGTTCTGCTCCAAATTACACGCCCGGCAAAAACAATTCTTTTGTAGTTGTCAATAGTTGTACTAACCCTGAAATATATATTTGGAATGGCACTTCGTGGGCTATGCCTCCAAGTGGAGGCGGCAGCATTGATGCCCCAAATCAAGAAATTGTATTTGGTACAGGTTCAGGCATAACATCATCCAGCCAATTAAAAAAAACACCCACAGGGTTAACCCTAACGGGAAAATTAGAAATTGATAGTGGCAATGGATCTGCCTCGGTTGGTGTTGGCGCAGGTACGTTAGCATCTCAAACGGTTGGAATAAATATAGGCACAAACGCGGGGCAAAAAGACACCTCTATTGCAACGGTAAATGTTGGATATTTTGCAGGGGAAAAAAACAAAGCGGGTTATTCGGTAAATATAGGCCCTTACGCAGGTGATCAAAATACAGGATCAGAAACTGTAAATATTGGCCACCAAGCAGGGAGTAACAATACCAGTAATTTATCTATAAATATCGGCAGTTTTGCAGGTAAGGATAACACGGGTTACAGGTCGATAAATCTAGGATATGGCGCAGGCGAAAGGAATACGGGACAGTCATTAACAGCAATAGGCGAAGGGGCATTTAGGGATAATACAGGGCTTGAAAATATAGGTATAGGGAATTTTGCAGGCAGGGACAATACGACAGGAACAAGAAATATTTTTATAGGTTCTAATGCAGGATATAGGAATACAACGGGTGTAGATAATGTATATCTAGGACTAAGGGCGGGCTACCAACAAAATGGTAGTGGAAATACCTTGTTAGGAGAAAGTGCGAGTGATCAAGGCGTTGATGGCATTGATAACACAGGGGTTGGAAAGCAAGCGCAACACGATAACTACAATGGAAGTTATAACGTTAGTGTCGGCGCGTTAAGTTTATATAACTTAACAACCATATACGCAAAAGAAATGGTATCTGGGCAGACATACGCAATTGGTTTCCCTGCAAATACAAATTGGTTAGATATTGGGGCAGCCGATACAATAGTTAATACTTTATTTGTGTATAATGGTTCGCCCGTTACTGGTACAGGGTCGGCTCGATCTTTGGTTGGGTCAAGCCGAAATACCGCAATAGGTGACAGGGCTGGCTACTTGGTTGGTACGGGTAGCGGAAATACTTACATAGGCTATAACGCAGGATTAGACACGCTATACAAAGGGAGAGACAATCTTTTAGTCGTTGATAATAGCAATACAGTAACGCCATTATTAGGCGGAAATTTTGGCTTAAATAGAATAGGGGTAAACACCCACATAGATAGTATGCAGCACACTTTTAATGTTAACGGAACCGTATCATTAAAAGGACTAGCAAACAAGTCTGTATCTCACAATAAAGCAATATTTATTAATGAAACAACTGGCGAAATAACAAAGGGGCTGATAGCCAAGACAGTAATAGATACATTTGTATCTGCAAATTATAGTCATCAAAGCGGGTTGTTAAATGGGGCTGAATACAGAATAACAAATACATCAAGCGGAATTATAACGGTAAATTTAAATGGTCCTGAGTTATTTGTTACAGGAACAAACAACTTTCCATTACCCTCCTTGGCCTCGGTAAATATGATTAAAATGTCTAGCACTTTATGGCGCATTGTTTCATCGGGTACTGGAGAAAACTTTATACCAACAGGAACAAGCGGACAAACAATTTCTTACGATGCAGGGAATAGGATTATCGCAAATAACCAACTAGAAAACACATCTGGAAGTTTGGCCGCAAACGTAAGATTGACAACAAATGCCGGGATAACAGCCAATAATGTAGGCGAAAATATAGTAGTAACATCGGACGGAACAAGTGGAAATAACGGTATTTTATATGGTAGTGGAAGTGGATATTTTTCATTATCCAACCAGTCAAAAACTAGAGAGTTGCAGTGTAGTTCTACTGGGTGGAATTTTACTGGCAATGTAGGCAGTGGTATAACTGCTCCTTTATCCCCCTTTCATATTAAAAGCGCAACAAACGCTTTTTATACTACGCAGTTTGATGGGTTTGGTTCAACAGCCGCACCCGCAAAAGCGGGAATTTTAATGAAAGCGGCGGTATTAGATGCCGCTAAGATAGAAAGTTTTGCAACATTTAACAGCGGCATTAATTATACAGGATTAAGGTTTTTTGTTAATAATAGTAGCGGATTTTTAACCAATATGTTTACGATGGATGGGCAGTTTGGCCGATTTGGGGTTGGGGTTGCAGATCCTACCACATCACTGGATGTTTCGGGTGACATAAAGGCATCGGGGTCTATTATTCCAGGGCGATGGACAACAGCAACAAGGCCAACACCAGCCGCAAACACAAACCCAATAGGATTCAACACAGATACCGGAAAACATGAAGGATGGGACGGTAGCGCGTGGAACTCTTTTTATTAACAATACACAAATTAATTATGCTAAAAATTAAAATAATTTTATTTACATTTTTTACCTTACAATTTGTTGCTATTTCTCAAACACTTATTGGTTATAAGGCAGAAATAACAAAAACCGCAAAGAGTAATATGCAATCAAAATTAGGTGATTTGCCTGAAAATATTAATCTTTCAGGCACACTTATTGGTTATAAGGCAGAGCGGCACAAGCACTCATTAGGATGCGATTTCAATATTAAAGGGGTTAATCAAATCAATACAGTAAATGTATGGCAAAATAATTTAAACACAAAGTACTTTATCCAGTCTGATAATTATTTATGGTATTTGCTTTTAGGCCGACCTAAAAAATACATAAATTACGTACAAATAATAAATTAATATGAAACACATTATTTATATTTTGGCTTTAGTAAACCTTTTAGGCTCAAAGCCATGCAACGCACAACTACCAAAGCAAATAGGTTTTAAAAGCGTTCATTTCGTATCAGGTACAATACATCAACCTATTAGGGTTGTAGGAGGGCATATAATGAACGATTTTGTATTGCATTACGACTGCGATACAATAATTGGGCATCATAAAGGCGTTTTTGGGCACAATACATTTATTGGCTACTATGCAGGTTTTTTTGCCGATTCAGGTTCTTATAATTTTGTTGTAGGAGACGATTCTATTGCGGTAAATCTACCAATTAATGCAACGCGTACATGGTATATACAACCGAGCGCAAAATACTTTATTCAAAACGCAGAATGCTTAAGGTGTCTGCTTTCAGTGCATCCACACATTTACGGCATACTTCCAGAAGATAAGGCACTTGAAATAATAACCAATGCACGTAAGTGTCTACCAAGCACATATCTACCAAATATTTACAAATAAGAAATAAAGACATGAAGCATTTAATTATTTTTTTGGCTCTTTTTTGCTGCTTTTCGGTAAACGCACAACCGCGAATAATTGGGGCAAACAACGTCGTTACAATTTTAGCAGGCGAAGCAATCCCTAATTGGACGCTTGTCAGGATTACAGCAGGCAAGGCATGGATAGCAAGCAGCACAAAAATAGACAGCGCGGCGGTCGCTATTGCAATAGACACAGCGTTTGCCGCGAATGACACAATACAAGTTGCATACAGCGGCACATTGCAAGGGTTTGCGCTCGAAAAGGGCAAAGACTATTTCTTAGGAACGGGCGGCACATTTACCGCAACAAAGCCGACCGCAATTTTTACCCAAAAAATTGGTAGTTGGGTAGAAGATAGTACACTGCAACTCAATATACAACAGGCTTTGCCCGTCGTTAATACAGAAACTTTTGTAAGTTTGCCGAGCGATATTAGCAATAGCACGATAACTTTAACAGACGTAACGGGGCTATCTTTTACAGCGGAAGCAAATACATCGTATGTAGTGCGGTTGTACGGTTTTGCGACATTTGCAAGCGCGGTAACAGGCATAGGATTGGCATTGAACGTGCCGAACGATGCAAGTGTGGTTTCGGGGCGCGTTACTAATCAAATCGGATCGCAAACACTTAGTTCTATGCAGCAGGTACAGGATGACGCAATAGCAGGAACAACAGGCACGAACGGTATCGGAACAAGCGGCAATCCTGCCCCGGCAATTACCACCTACATAGATGGAGTTTGGATTGTTACGACCGCAACGGGCGGCACGGTTCAATTGCGGCTACGTTCCGAAATTGCAACAAGTAACGTAACAGTAAAAGCAGGATCAAGAATGTCATACCTTAAAATATAAATCTTATGCTTACACCGGACGGGCAAATAACAAAAAATTTCAGTTTGCGTGAAATGATACATAGCGATATTGCAGCGCGGGACGGCATACAAAACGTGCCGAACGGTAAGCATTTGGATGCTTTAATCGCTTTATGCAAAAACGTTTTACAACCTTTACGTGACAAACTGGGCGCGCCTGTTCGAGTTTCGAGCGGGTTTAGGTGTAGGGCGTTAAATTCACATAAAGAGGTGCGAGGCGCGCCAAATTCACAACATTTACGAGGTGAAGCAGCAGACATACACGCAAAAGGTTATACCGCAAACGAATTGTTTCATCTCATTTTATTGTCGGGCATAGAGTTCGATCAGGTCATTGAGGAGTTCGGCGAATGGGTACATATTTCTTACACAACACGCCGCAAAAACCGACAAAGCGCGATAGTTGCAACGCGCCGCAAAGACGGAAGCGCAAAATACACAATATTAAATAACACAAATAAATAATTAACTTATGAGTGAATTAGTAACAGGTTATTACGACACAAGCGACTTAGTAAAACGCCTTGAAAGTCAAACGGGACTTGACGAAGATGTTTTGCGCGACGTTATAAATTTAGCGTTTCAGAACATTGCCGAGGCGGCGGGCAAAGGCGTTAACGCCGTTATCCTTGACGATATAGGAACGTTCCGTGTTGAGGCTTGCATAGGTCGCAGGTATGTCGCAAACGGCAAAGAGGTGATAAAGCCGGACTATCTGAAACTTAAGTTCAAAGGCGCGATTAAATTACGCAACATTGTTGCGGCTAATTTACGTGAACCAGTTAAGCACTTAGAAGTTAAATAACAAAATTTGGCACGGTTTTTATATTACAGTAAGTAATAAAACGACCGTGCTGTAATGATTCAAATAATGACGGAATTACAAAAAAAGATATTAGAACAAAGTATTCTGGTAGTGCTACTATGTGCTTTAGTTTGGTATTTAAACGAGCAACTAAAAGAGCAAAAGACGGAATTGAGGTCTGAAATACAGTTAGTTGCTAACCGCTTGCATATATGCGAAAGCGACCGCCTAAACCTTTCGATTCAGGTTGCGGAAATGCAGGCAACACTAGAAAGTTTTTCACAGCCTACAAAAAGTAGGAAAAAATCTAAATAATATGGCAGACAACAAACAGAAAGCAAAAAGCGGCGCGGTAAAAGCAAAAGAGCCGCTCACAAAAGAGGTAGTTGTAGGAAAATTGTTTTCCGCAAACTTCGCCTTAATGATTACGCTTGTAATTGGTACGCTTTGGGTAGGGTTTCCTACGGGCGAAGCCGAAAAGATGGTGCAAGCATTTTTTTCTATAATTAGCGGCATTGGCTTATTTAGAAACTTTTTCAAAGATGCAAAAATTGACGCAATTGGATGGGTAAAAAACTCAAACACATGGGGCTTTTTATCTGTTATTTTTATTCAACTTTTCCCTTCACTTACGCCCGAATTGTTTGCGGCTGTAAGGTCGGTCGTTGAAGCGGGCATTGGCGGCAATTGGCAGCAAATTTTAACGGCTACAATTGGACTTGCTACTATTATTTGGGAAATATTTAAAAACGCAAAGTTGCCTAAATTACCAGCCGCAAAAACGACCGCTATTTTAATGCTTGTTTTTTTTTGTCATAATTTAAGTGGACAAACTAACAGAAATTTACGGAGCGCGTACATAGAGCAAATCCAGCAACTTGAAAAGGATACTTTCGAGATTTTGCCACAGCCCGGTGAATTTCCGCAAAACATCGAAAGCAGTGTAACTAAACGGGACGGGACACGCGTACTGGTATCGAATTGGGGTGCAGAACAGCACCGATTGACCGCGCTCCGTAATCGCATTGCGGCGGAATGCAAGAATAAAGTACACATTAGGGTAGTTGATACCGCAATGGATACCGACCACGCGCAATTGCAGCAAGGCAAACAGGCGGGGTTTAATTACACAACAGACGCACGGGGAATTGATCGTAACGGACACGGCACGCACGTAGGCGGTATTATCTTTGCACAGGATTTCGGTATAGGTTACGACCTTATCAAATCGGGCGTTCTTACTTTCGAGTTTGACCAAATTTTAGGGGCAACGGGCGGCGGTTCGTTTGAGTGGTTTAGGTTGTGCGAAGTAGATCAACTTGCAAAAGATAGAGCAAGAAAGGCACAAGGAGTACGCACGGTTGTAAGTGGTTCATTTGGCGGCAACACGGCGGCAATTGGTAACGTAGAGGCAGCAATGAAAGCAATAACAGATTTGGGCGGCGTGTACTGCATTGCAGCGGGCAACACGGGCGGCGAAGGCGTACAATACCCTGGTTCGTCTCAGTACTCAATTACGTGTGCTTCACTCGATCAATCAGGCGGGCGTTCATCTTACAGCACACAAGGCGTACAGGTTTGGAACGCGCAGCCGGGGCGGTCAATTCAAAGTTGCTGGTTAAATAATCAATACGCTACAATAAGCGGTACAAGCATGGCAACGCCTTTTTTGTCGGGCGTAGTCGCTATTGCAATATCTAAATGGGGCGATTTATTGCCTAATTATACGGCGGTTAAAACGCATTTAGCGGCTGTTTCTAGGGACATAGCACCGACGGGCAAAGATAACGGCACTGGGTACGGTATCGCTTTAATAGAGGCGGTTTTGAATACTAGACCCGGCACGGTTGTACCGCCAACACCACCACCAACACCACCAGGCGATCCGGTGCGCCCGATACGAATTTACACACTAGGTTTTAAAAACGACTATAAAATGTATTGGGGCGAAAATATACCGTTACCTAGTACGCCGCTACCTAGGAAGCCCGTGCCGTCTGCCATACCGCCAATAAAAAGGATGAGTGATGAAACAATTAAATCAAATAGTACCAAATTTGTTACGATTTCAGAAATTGAACTATCTGTAAATAGCAATACCAATGCAGACGTAGAGCGCAAAAGAATAGCAGAAGCATTTAGTACGCTTGTATTTGCTAACAGGGGGCTTGTGCTTGCTCAAGGTTCGGACTTTGCCGACGCGGTGTATTGGTCGGCATACTTTGCGGAATTGTTAGTCTATACGCAATATAAGACAAGGCTAAATATTAACGTCACTCGAATAACAGGAATCGACAACAGCGGAAATGTAGTAACGTGGACAAATGACCAGTTGCGGCACTTCCCAAAGAATTAGACAGCAGGCATAAGACAGAAATTTTAATCAAAAAAAAGCGCGGGGTGAAAACCTTTGCGCTTTTTTTATTGTGTTCATTATCAATCACTTACAAACTTTCATTATTTTCTGAAAAATAAAAATTACTTTTTTTGAAAAATAATTGATTAAATGTTACCACCGTAATACTAAACGCCCTTATCTTTGACCTATCAAAACGCGGTAAGCGCATTTATTTATCACTCACAATTAATACTTAAAATTATGAAAGTTGAATTTTTTCAAACAGTACAAGAAATGCTTGATTCTGAATCTTGGATGAACACAGTTGATACAACTGAATTATCTTACGACGACATTACTAATGTTTTCAATTATGCCAAAAACGCGCATAGCGGCGAATTAGTAACGACAGAGTTTTTGAATGAAGCAATAGAGGCTGTTATGAACCAGTTTGCATAATTGCAAAACCTTTTTAATCGAACCATAGGGAATTTGCAGGTAGCAAAATAAATATAAAAATTATGACTTACAGAGAATTACTTACGCTTGCTAAAAAAATAAAAGCAGAAAACCCAGATTTTACGGTTGCTCAAATAGATGAAATTATACCTAATTTTGAGTTTGAAAAAAAAGACATTAGGATAGAAATGATAGAAATTGCAGTATCAGAGCATGGCAAAGCAAATGTTATTATAAAAGAATTTATAAACACAACGGCCGGGCATCTGTCAAGGTGGAGCAAGGTTAATTTTATTGACCAACACAATCCACAAATAGCAATTGACAGACTAGCAAGCTACGAAGATTTTGACGGCGATACCAGCCATCCTGAAAGTTGGTTTGCTACTGCTGAAATAGATGGTGTTTTATGTGCTGTTTGGGGCAATGGCTCAATGACAGCAGAAAGCACGGAAATTCAGTATGTAGCACTGTAATCACCTTTTTAATCGAACCACGAGAAATGCCCCGTGTAAAAGCGGGAAGGAATTTTAAAACTTAAAAATAAAAAAATATTATGCCAAATTACGAGTTTATAAAATCGAGTTACAGTGTGCCTCAAAATGGCACATTTGAAAATTTTTCCGTACTACACAATGGTGTAAAGATATTGGAATGGTCAGACAATTGCGGTATAGCAATTATGGATAATGACATCGAAAATTTACATCCTGAAATATATCCAATTCTTGAAAAGATGACAGCCGCAAGCAAGGCTGCAGATGTTATTTGGGAGGATAAAAACGGAGGTTATGATGAGTATGAAACCGTTTATGCAAGAGATGGCCGAACAGATGAATTTGGTGTAAACTGGATTTAAATATAAAATCGCACTTAAAATATAAAACTATTATTATGAAATTTTTTGAAAAATGCAAACCATACATTGATCTTGATACCGATCAATGGGTAACAGAGTACAAAATATTTGGAATGACTGTTTGGTGTTCACGTAAACCATACACATACAGGCCATGAGTAAACCACACTACTGGATTATTCCAGCCACAGAAAACGCGCCTCAACAAGTTTTGCAAGTAAAAATGCAACATCCGCAATAAAACGCCGTGTTTTATCTGCAATGAAACGCGCTAAACTTTCAGACATAGACGAACAAACAAGTACGCTAAAAGGCGGCGGGTATTTGTTTACGATCAGTAATAAACACACACCGAGCGCGGTAAAAGTTACGCGCAAAAAATAAACAAAACAATGACATTTACACAAATATTACAAAGCGAGTTCTATTATCTAGTAGAAGCCATTGAACACGGTTGTTCTGATGCTAAAATAATTGAACAATGCAAAGCGGAACTTAAAGAAAAAACGGGTTACGTTTGGATTGGGTAATTAAATAATCACACTTAAAATATAATACATGGAACAAAATACTGAAAGCCTAAAAAATTACCTTGACTTTTTAGAAAAAAAGCGGCACACAATCGGGGATTTTGGATTTACACCAAATTACATTCCTAGTATTGCTTTTGATTTTCAAGCGGCAATAATTGAAAAGTCAGTAAAAAAGGGTAGAATTGCAATTTTTGCAGATACCGGATTAGGCAAAACCCTTATCCAGTTGTCAATTGCCAAAAACATCATTCAACACACCAATAAAAAAGTATTAATACTTACACCTTTGGCAGTTGCTTTTCAGTTTATTTTAGAGGCTGAAAAGTTAGGTATTGATGACTTTGAATATTCAAAGAACGGCGTACACACAAAAAAGATAGTTGTGTGTAATTATGAACGCTTGCACTACTTTAATGAAAGCGACTTCGTTGGCGTTATTTTAGATGAAAGTTCAATCCTTAAAAACTTTGAGGGCAAAATAAAAACATCAATAACTTCATTTATCAAAAAGATACCGTACAGGATATTAAGCACGGCAACACCAGCACCGAATGATTATATTGAGTTTGGAACAAGCAGCGAAGCGTTAGGGTATTTGCCTTATATGGATATGCTACAAAAGTTTTTCAGAAACAATGAGAACAATATTAGGCCGCAGGAAATTGGCAATAAATGGTATTTAAAGCCACACGCAAAAGACGATTTTTTTAGTTGGCTAAATATGTGGTCTTTGTCAATAAAAAAGCCTTCAGATTTAGGATTTAGCGATGAAAGATATATTTTACCGAAATTGATTGAAAATTCAATAGAGGTAAGAAATCAGGAAAACTGGGTTATAAACGGACAAATAATGTTATTTAATGGCAAAGCACGCACAATGTCCGAGGTAAGGGAAGAGCAAAAAGGCACTACAAAAATAAGGTGCGAAAAGGCGGTGCAATTAGCGGAAAATAAAACATCGGTGTATTGGTGTCATTTTAATGACGAAGGTAATTTATTGCAAGATATAGATAAGGACGCGGTTCAAATAAAGGGCGGCGATACTATTGAAAAAAAAGAAGAGATACTTTTGAGTTTTGCAAAAGGAGAAATACAGCGATTAATAACTAAGCCAAAAATAACATCTTTTGGCCTAAACTGGCAGCATTGTAACCATACCGTATATTTTCCAACTTGGTCTTATGAGCAATACTACCAAGCAGTTAGAAGGTTTTGGAGGTTTGGTCAAAAAAATGAAGTAGTAGTGGATTTGGTTTATTCAGACGGTCAGGAGCGAGTATTAGAGGCGTTAAAGTATAAAACCCAAAAGGCTATTCAATTCAACGAAAGCATACAAAGGTCAATTAATAAAGTAGTTGACACAAACATAAACAAAGAGTTTAACAAAAAAATTATCATACCAAAATTTTTATAAAAATGAGCAAAGTAAAAGATCAGATAATTACAGATAAATATGCAATTTATAACGGCGATTGCATTGACGTAATTTCTCAACTAGAAAATGATTCAATTGATTTTAGTGTTTACTCACCACCTTTTGCAGGGTTATATATTTACAGTTCAGACAAAAAGGACATGAGTAATAACGATACACCGGAAGCGTTTTTGGAACATTATGAATTTCTTATAAAAGAAATGTCAAGAGTTTTAAAGCCTGGTCGTATTTGCGCTGTTCATTGCACAGACGTAATAACAAACACCACAAAGCACAATTTGTGGGACTTTCCACATGAAATAATAAAACTACATCAAAAACACGGATTTACTTACAATAACCGTATAACGATATGGAAAGAGCCTTTAGAGGTTCGTATGCGTACAATGGTGCAAAGTTTGACGCATAAAAACATAGTTGAAGACAGCACCCGCTGCTTTACCGCAATACCGGACTATATTTTAATATTTAGAAAAGGAGGCGAAAATAAAGTACCCGTAACACATGAAAACGGGTTAACAGATTTCCCATATTTTGGCGGAACGCCTTTTTTGGATATGCACAAGCAAACATACGGAGATTACGAAAATTTTGTAAAAAAATACAAAAATGAAAAAGACCCAAAAGTAAACAAATTAAGCCATTTGACTTGGCAGCGGTACGCTTCAAGCGTTTGGGACGACATTAGAAATAACAATGTACTAGAGTTTAAAAGCGCAAAAGAAGATGACGACGAAAAGCACGTACACCCTCTTCAATTGGATGTTATTGACCGATTAGTGTATTTATACTCAAACCCCGGCGAAGTTGTCCTAACCCCATTTGCGGGAGTTGGTAGCGAGGTTTTTAGCCCTGTTAGTTTAGGCCGTAAAGCGATTGGAATAGAACTAAAAGAGAGTTATTTTAAACAAATGAGGCTAAATGTGGCAGACGCTGAAAAGCGATTTAAAAACAGCGTTAAGATTGTTGGCCTGTTTGATGCTATTGCGCAGGATAACGAAAATGAAGTTGATCATAACGCATAAAAAACACACACATGACACAAAATAAAAAAGGCAGAAAAAAAAGCAATAACCCAAAAAAGACCTGGTTAAAGGTCAGGGTTACAGATGAAATGTATGCTATGTTAAAAGAGGCAAACAAGTCGCAAATGATTAACGACGGATTAGCAATACTCATGCCAACTTTAGGCCAAAAATGGGACGGCGAAAAATGGCAGCAATTTGAGCATGAAGGAACGGCCAACTTGATGGTAGTTTACAATGCTCTTAATTTTTCAATTGATGACCTAAAAAGCAAAGATCAATGGCCAAATAAATTTATAATTGGATATTTGGAGGCTCTTAGAACGCAAATAAAGTACGACCAACACGAAGCATTAAAAGCAGCAGGGGTGGAGTATGAATAACCCCAAAAGCCAAATGAAATTTTAACCGCTTCAATTATCTTTAATTGCCTTACATTTGCTCCGTTTATTGCGCAATAAAAAGCAGTAAAGGCGAATATGAGTAAAGCAACAGAACTAAAGCGACTTTGCAGTTTAGTACAACTAAATGAAAATTTGAAGCACTACAACATAAAACAAGCGCGTATTGCAGAAATAACGGGTTTTACTCGGTGCAAGGTATCGCGGTGCTTGTCGGGTGTTCAGCCTAAAAACAGACGGGACGCATCGGAAATAAAGTTGGCCGCTTACAATCTAGTTAGACAGGCGAAAGTTGAAGTCGAAAAAATGGGTAATAAATAAAACACAAAAAATATTTGCGCAATAGTTGCAAATATTGGAATAAAGTTTTTACCTTTGTATTGTTATTAAGGCAAAGTAAAGCAAAGATTGGACACCTTTGTTGCTTTTAATAATTGCACGTTATCGAATTATTTTTTTTGTAGCCCGAATATTTCGGAGCAGTTGGGAAAAGTGCATTTCCCTAGGTTTGTCCAAGCCGCTGCTCCAAAGTATGTCGGGCTTTTTTTATTCACCTTTTCACATGGAAAAAGATTTTAAAATTGCTGCTCAGTACGTGGCGGTATGGATATTCTTTGGCCTTTGCGCGGTGCTTTTATTGCAAGCGTGGGGCATTTTACCGATCAAATAATATGCACTTACACAAAATAACAATTGCTATTACCAGGCAAATGGCAATGAAAAAAGCAAAGGAGCGCAAAGTGTCGCTATCCTTTACCACTCAAAATGACGGAACGCAAAGCGTGTTTTTTACGGTATTTTGGCAGCCGTTTGATGTTTCAAATGAAAGGAATAAGTTTTTGTGTTTTTACGAGTTTCAAAGCGACAACGAACACAAAGAAAAAATACAAAAGATTGACCAATATTTGCAAGGCGAAATAAACGAAGATCAACTTTTTAATAACTAATCACTATGAGCGAAAGCCATTCATTTAGCGTTTCAGTAGCCGAGCAAGTCGGCGTGATTGGCGCAATACTATTGCAGCATTTCCACTTTCTAAATAGAGAGGCGGCAAAGAATAATAACACCGATTTTGCAAGCGCGCCAGTATCGCGAAGTGTTGCAGCGTTGGCATCTACTTACTCATATTTGACTATTAAGCAGATACGGACAGAGGTTGACAAACTAGAAGAGACGGGTGTTATTCAGTCAATTAAAGGCGGCGGATATGACAGAACTAAGTCATATTTTGTAACTACAAGTGGATTGTTTTTAATGAAAAATGGCCATTTGCCCAAACGGGCAAATGCATTTGCCCAAAAAGTAAAATCCATTTGCCCAAACGGGCAATTCCATTTGCCCAAACGGGCAATTCCATTTGCCCAAACGGGCGACTCATATAAGGTAGGTTATAATTATTGTAATAATAGTTATAGTTTATTATATAGCGCACTCGAAAAAAACAAAGAAAACAATGTTTCTTTTTCTAAAAAGACCGAAGATCAAAAAGCCCCCCCAACACCCGCAGCCCCCCCCGTCACGCCCGTTATTGTTGACGACCTAACAAACGCCATTGACGTGTCAACCAAGTTTGTAAAGGAAAATATTGAGCAGGTAAGTTACTGGTTTAATATTGCAAAGATAACAGGGTGGACAACTGAAAGAACGGTACAGGAAATTGCCGCGTTTTTCTCTTATTACCAGCGCGAAAAAGAAAGCAGTATGCACCAGTGCCGACGAGACCCGTTAAGTTTTTTTAAGAACGGTTTTTTAGGTTGGCTAATTAAATGCGACAAAAGTACGGGCGGCGGCAAAAATGGAAATAATTATCAGCAAAATAAACCAAAGACAGCAATAAACACCGCTCCGCAAATAAACCGAACACAAATACAGGATTTTTAAAAAAACATTTTTTATGATAGATATAAACGAAGTTGCAAAACAGGCCGCCGGAGGTAAGTCGCTCGATGAACTAAGGGCGGCGGCTGAACGGAAAAAGCAGATTAGTTTACAAAACGTCGGCGAAGTTTCTGAACACGGAAAAACCTACCTTGCTACGATATGGAATGATGAAAACGATGGTAAAGAAAAAAAGAAAATTATATCGTATAATCAGGAAGGGAATTATGACACGGCAAAAAAATACTTTTGGGAAATGATTTTATGCAGGGGTATGGAAATTGCCGCTCTTAAAAATTTGGATAGTTACCCGATTGTTTTTACGCCCGATCAAGCGGACGTTATTAAGAACCTGCTAAAGTGGCTTATAAACGACAACACAAGCACATTGAGACTTGATAAGGGTATTTGGTTGTACGGCGAAGTTGGGACGTTTAAAACCGAATTGATGCAACTAATGGCCAAATTTTCACAGCAGCATAATTTGTCTAAAAAGTTTCATTTTGTTGACTGGTCAATCGAGTATGAAGATTTTATTTTGGACGTAAAAAAGTATGAAATGCTAATTAGGCTCAATAGATGCTTTGATGAATTTTTGAAAAAAACAAACGACGTTAAAGATTTTGGGAATATAGAAAACCCGAACGAAACACTTATCGAACTACGATACAAATACTTTCAAGCGTTCGGGCAAAAGAGTATTTTTGTATCAAACTTTGCACCAGCAGACGCAAAAACCTTATTATCAAAACAGGCTTATGATAGGTTACGCGCTATGGTTTTATCTATCGAAATGCCTGGCACTTCAAAGCGTAAATAACTTAAAAAAATGGCAACACTAACAAACGAAGTTACTAAATCGCAATGCGCTATGATTTTGGCGTACATGCAAAGCGGTAAATCAATAACCGGATTAGAGGCGTTAAAACTTTACGGCTGCTTTAGGTTGCCCGCTAGAATAGCAGACTTAAAGAAAAAGGGGTATAATATAGAAGTCGAAATGATAAAGCAAAACGGCAAACGTTTTGCATCTTACAAACTAATTAAAACACAATAAAGTTATGATAGCAATTTACATAAATTTTGAAACTCCAATAAGCAATATCACGGCGGCAAAACTGGAAAATATTGGCGGGTACGAAGTGGGTATGCCATCAGACGGAACGTGCTGGAAATTGTGCGAATATTCCACAGATGGCGAACCGTGCGACTTTACAGAAGATGAATGCATCGAAATGGCAATGGAGGCCGCGCTAATGCTAAACAATGCACGCATACCGCACACGATTGACAAAGATTAACTAACCCGGGCGGCCAACACCGCCCACATCTAACAAAAAACATGGAAAAGGAATTTAACAAAACCGCAATAATTATATTTGCTTTTTTAGGTGCTGTTTGTGCTTTTTTGGTAATAATTATGTATAACGTAAAGCAGCACACCGAGGTAACAATAACAACCACAAAGACGGGTGTTGAATACAGTTTTAAAAGTAACTACCTAAAAAATGGCGATACTCATTTAATTATCAAAGACCGCGACACGGTTTTATCGGGCGTGGTCGTGGATGGTGTTTGGGAATAAATAGACATAAAGCATATGAAAGAAATAACACTTTTCGACACTAAAGCCCACGAAATCAAAACCACGTGCCGAACCTGCAAACACAGGCAGCGACACCAGTGCGGCGGTAGCATTATTCAATATTGCGGCGTTAGATCAAGTAATCGAACTGAAAACGGGTTACTGAAAATAAAATGCAATATGGCATCTTGCTTGAAATATGAACCAGTAAAAAATACTTAATTATGACATTAGAGCAAAGAAAAGATAACACCTATTTTGACCAAACAGGGAAACAAATACTAGAAGGCGATTTGCTCAAAGTATTTCATTTTAGATCAAAAAACAGAAATAGGTATATGTATCACGTGGTGGTAATGGAGGAAACAGGCAGTTTCCCCGTAATGTCTATAAAAAGCCACTACGCAAACAAGCCACATTGCAGGATGTACATTCTTTGCAATAATGAGAAACGCATCTACTTAGACGCTAAAATTATAGCAAGCAAAGGCACAAGCATAAAGCGTGAAAAAATAAAACATAATTTACAATTAAAACACACTTAATTATGAAAAACATAGTAACATTTGAAACGGCTAAAAAATTAGAGGTTGCTGGATTTGAAAGGCCAACGCCTGAAATTGGGCAATTTTGGTACACGCCAAACGGCCACCTTTATCATATTTCGTCAACAAACAATAACGATATTGTTGTGGGTGTAATAGAGGGCAAAGATAAAAAAGGTGAAATATGGGATAATCAATATCAAAATTGGTTTTATGCTGCTACTGCTACTGACATTTTAGAGCGATTAAAAACGGTATATCTTGCAAAAGATATTGGCAGCATATGGAGGTGTTTAAAAATAGGCACAACAACAATAGTAGGGTATAATTGGAACGCAGCCGAAGCCGTGGCCGAGGCTTATTTATCACAATCAAAACAATAATAAAATGCAAGTACAGAAAACACCAGCCGAAATGGCATTCGACAAAAAACGCCCGACGAAATACTTTTCGAGCGGGCGCAAAGAGCAAAAGGCAACGGATACAAATACTCTTATGTATCTGCAAAAGTTTTTGATATGGCGGTCGCAAGCCTACCTATCAAAAATTACACATCGTCAAACGGGCGCA